GAGCCGGCCGCCGGCGCGCAGCAGGGTCTGGCCGGTGGCGGCGAAGTACGCCAGGTTGGGCGTCAGCGCCGAGGACGAATCCACCGGCGTGTAGCCCAGCTTGAACGTGCTGGTCGTGGTCGACTCCACGTCGTCGGCTTGAACCTCGATGCTCGCGACCTCCAGACCGGCGGGAATCTTCCAGTCGTAGGTGTCGTTGATGACCATCGGCGGGTTCACCACCTTGTCGCAGATGTAGACGGCGCGACCGTCCACGTTCATCACCTGGGGCGCCGCGTACTTCACGGACTTTTGATTGACTGCCATGATGTTGGCCTTTCAGAGTTGGGTTGGTCGAGTGCGAGGGGGAGAGCCGAAGCCCTCCCCCGTCACGCTCAGAAGCGCTTCTTGACGATCGAGTCGATCGCCATCACGCCGAAGTCGGTGAGCTCGTTCGCACCGGTCGAGTCGGGGAAGCCGAACCGCAGCTTCTGCTCGGCGCCGATGATTTCGCCGGCCAGTTCGAGATTGCGACCGAAGTTGGTCCAGTTCTCGAGCAGGCTGTACGGCGTCATCGAGGTCGTGTTGACCCCCGAGCACTTGGCCAGCGCCTGAGCCGACAGGAACAGCGAGCGCGCGACTTGGTAGCCGGCGATGCTGGGGATCGTCGCTGCCGTCTCGGTGCCCGCGTACTTGTTGGCGGCCGAGATGTAGTTCGCCGTGCCCACGCCGTCGCAGTCGAACCGCACCGCGAAGTTCATCTTGCGGACCAGCACGCCGTTCCACAGGATCGGCTGGCCGGCGAACAGCGGGTGCTTCGCCAGGTCGCCGTACTTCGCGCGCTCCAGCGCATTCGTCTGGAAGGTGCGAATGTTGTAGCCGGCGGTCGGGTCGGTCAGGATCGAGTCCCACACCAGCGGGTCGACCATCAGGATGCCCTTGATCGGATCGTCACCCGCGGCGGGGTCGCCGGGGATCTGGATCGGCATCATCTTGATGGGCATTTCGTCGATGATTGCCGCGATCTGGTCGAGGTGGGTCAGCAGCATGCGATCGCTGTTGTCGATCAATGCGATCTGCTGACCACCTTGAACCAGGGTCGCGCCGTCCACGACGTAGTGCCGGTTGTAGGTCGGTGCGACGACGGGGTTGACCATCATTTCGACGAAATCAGGGTCGGACGCGAGCGGGAGAACCCAGTCGTTGCCGTCCTGAACACCGCGGGCACCCGCCAGCTGCGTCAGTGCACGCTGCCAGAGGAAGCGCGGGATCGAGCCCTTGAGCTGGCCCATCGCGTTGCGGCGCAGGTTGTGCTGGAAGCGCTTCTGCGTCATCTTGCCGCCCACCGAGATCGGCAGGGTGGCCATGTCGATCGCGATGTTCTGGAAGGCGTACTTGAGCGAGGCGCCCATGCCTTCCGAGTTGCGGTCGCCCATGATGGCGCGGAGCTTGACGACCTGCGCGCAGTCGATCTGCACCTTGTCGCCGGCCGTGGACTCGAGGTCGGTCACCTGAACGATCGGCATGTCGGTGGTGGACTGCTGGCGCAGCACCTTGTCCGACGTGTCGACCTTCGGCGCCGGGCCCGACAGTGCGTTCATCGGGCTCGGCTGGCGCACGGCCATCGTGAACAGCGCCTCCGAATACTGCTTGTTGGTCAGCGCGTTACCGCTGTTGATGCTGGTGGTGCTCATGTTGTTGAGCCTTTCCTAGTGGGGTGTGGTCAGCCCAGCGCGCTCAGCAATGCGTCGTCGTCCATGGATTCCATGTCGGCGCGCGAGAGACGCTGGGTGTGTTCCGTCGCCACCCCGCCACGCAGATCGCTCAAGGTCACGGGCGCGTCGCGCTTCGCTTCCTTGACTGCTGCGGCGGGGTCGGTTCGGGGCTTGGTGTTCGGTTTCTGAGAAGGAGCGGCAGCGGGCTCGTCGAGCTCTGCCTTCACGCGGCGCGTCGCCTCGGCCAATCGCTCGGCCATCGGCTTGTCTTTCCACTTCGGGTGCACGCGCAGCAGGTCGTCGGCCTTGCAGGCCAACAGCCACTTCGCTTGCCCTTCCTTGGTGGTCTGCCAAGCCAGGAGATCGGGGATGTCGTCCACGGCGTCCTGCACGTTCTCAGGCAGTGCGGGTGGCGTGAAGTCGTCCTCGGCTTCCTGACGCGGCGCGGTCTTGCGCGCTTCGGCGAGTTCTGCCTGCACGGCGGCGATCTGCGCGGTCGTGGCCTTCAATGCCTTGGCGACGGCGGGGTAGTCGACTTCCAGGGAAGCCATCACCTCGGGGTCGGTGTCGTCCGCTTGCGCGGCGGGCACACGGGCCTTGAGTTCTTCGATCTCGCGCTCCAGACGAGCCGCGGTCTCGAGCGCGCGACGTTCCGACCGGCGAGCAGCGCGCAGGGCCGAACGGTCAGCCTTCGGCTCCGTGTCGGCAGCGATGGTCGTGGTCGTCGTCTCACCGGTCGCGTCAGCGGCGGTGGCGGTCGTGGCTGCGGTGGTCTTCGACTTGTCGTCCTGCTCGCTCGCCGCGGTCGCGGTGGCCTGCTGGTCGGTGGTGTCGTCGTCCTGCTGGTCTGCCTCGTCAGCGTCGTCGGCGGTGGCGCCTTCGAGCTTGCGCAGGGTTTCCAGTTCGTCGGCTTCAAAGTCGGTATCGCTGTGCATTTCAATCCTTCTCGTGTCGTTTGGTACACACCGCGCCCGCTGACACATCGAGCGCGGCGGCGTTGCCACTGGTTTCACCGTGCCGGGCGTGGCTCACACGGCACGGGCGTCGTTCATCCGTTGGCTTCCGCCAGGGACTCCTGAATGAGTTGGTCGTCGTTGGCCGCCTGCATGGGCGGGTTCGCGGCGATCTGCATGCGTTGCTCGATCTCGGCCTTCTTCGCCTGATCGAGTTCGGTCTGAGCGTTCTTGCGCTTCACGTCGGCCGCCTTGTCGGCGAGCTCGATCTGCGCGGCCTGTTGCTGCTGCTGCGCTTGCGCGGCCTGCTGCTGCTTGGCCTGGGCCTGCTGTTCCTGGGCGCCGGCGCGGTCGCCAGACACCGGCAGGTTCGACAGCCGGCGGATGTCGTCGGCGATCTGCTGGCGGTTGTCCAGACCTGAGCTCTCCACGAAAGCCGGCGTGAGCACGGCCACGGCCTGCGGGTTGCCGGCGAGGGCGCCGATGATCGTGGCGATCTGCTGTTGCTGCTGCAGCTTGAAAGCCGGGGAACTCGGCACATCCGACAGCGCGGTGCGCACCGGAGCGTCCTGCACGCGGTTGACCGGCATGCCCTGCTCGTCCCACGAGTTCAGCACCACCGTGCGGCGCGTCGAGCCCTGGCCGATCTGCACGCGCAGGTTCTCGTCGGCGTGGTCCTCACAGATGAGTTCGACCAGGCTCTCGAACACCATGCGGCGGGCGTAGCGGTAGTTGTCGTTCAGTTCGCCCTGGCTGACCATGCCCTGCTCGACCAGGGAGTTGATCGCGAGGCCCGAGGTCACGCCGGTGGGGGCGTTGCCGAGTTGCGTGCTGTAGACGCGCGGCACGTCTTGGATCAGCTGCTTGGCGTCCTGCATGACATCGACCTGTTCCTTCTGCAGGGTCAGGTCGTTGCCGATCTTCAAAGCGTTGGCGTTCTTGCGGTTCGCATTGAGAACCGTCAGCATGTCCGGCCGTCCGGCGCCATCGGCCAGTTCGGCGATCGAGTTGTAGACCGGATCGAGCGCGTCGTTGTCGACCTGAATCTGCTGGGCGCGCAGCATCCACTGGATGCGCAGGCGGCGCTCGTTGTACTCGTCCTGCGGCGACCGCATGCCGTCGATCAGGCCGTACGGGCTCAGGTCTTCGTCGTCGCGGAAGGCGAAGAATGGGATGTAGGGGAAGTTGCGCTTGGTCGTCGCAACGTCGAGCAGGCGGTGCGGGCCGGCGAACAGCGCCATGCGCACCTGACGGGTCAGCGCCTTCGAGAGTTTCACCAGCCCGCGCGACACGGCTTCCATGTGCAGCGGGTTCTTGTCGTCGTAGAGCACCCGCTTGCCGCCGCCGAGGTGGATCACGACGGCCTCGGCCGGCACGCGGTACCAGACCTCATAGAGCTTGATGCGGCGCCGTGTGCCGTCGACCCACTCCTGACGGCGCACGGCGAACTTGCGCTCGTTCTCCCATGCCTGACGCAGCACGGTCTCGTCCATCTGGTCGTCGAGCAGGAACCCGGTCCAGCCGCCGGCCGCGTTCTCGAGGATGGCGCGGAACTGCGGCAGCGTGGCCGAAATCTCGTCGAGGTCGCCCCAGCGCTTGCGCACCAGCCAGCGGGCGTCTTTCAGGCCGATGTCCTTCGCGCGCCAGTCGTACCAGATTTCGTTGCGGTGGATGTCGGCGACGCGGTAGGGATAGTCGAGCGGGTCTTGCGAGCGGTTGACCTCGACCCAGCCGAGGCCGGCCTTGACCTGGCTGCCGTAGGCGTTGGACACGGCCATGTCGGCGCAGGTCTCGCGCTGGGCTTCCTTGAGCCGGGCGCTGAGCACGTCGGCCACGTCGGCGAAATCGTCGTCGTCGGACTCGACCTTGACGTCAGAGCGGGACTTCGCCTCCTGGCCCAGCAGCGAGTTGATGACGCCCGAGATCAGGTTCGTGATGCGGGGCTCGAGGTCTTCCTTGTGCAGGTTCCACTTCTGAGCCTGGGAGAGCTGCTTGCCGTCGTAGTAGGCGACGTTGAGGTCAGCGCGTGGCCGCCAGTCGGGTTGCTCCTGGCAGTCGTGGATCAGATTCTCGAGCGCGCGCAGCGAATACCCGTCCTTGGCGTGGTCGCGCGAGTCTGGAATGCCGCGGTCCAGCGGCTTGACGGGTTTCATCATCGGTTCAGTCCTCGTGCTTTGCGGAACGCCGCCGCGTCATCCGCGTTCCTGCCGTTGGGAACGCTGTCGATGCCGAGTGCCAGGTAGCGGAAGGCATCCGCCGCGTGGCTGGCCCAGTCGTGAACCGGCCTGTCGTGAAAGGTCTTGCGCTGCTCGTCGTACTCGCGGCGGTAGGCCTTGAGCGCGTCCACGCCTTTGCCGCACTTCGCAGAGTCGAAATAGCAGCGCGGCAGAATCGTCCGCACGGCGTTGATGCCGTCAGCCACCAAGATGCGTTCGGCGCCGCTGGCCTTGAGCACGCGCACCTTGCGGTTCAGGCCGCGCAAGGTGTCGGTGCGGCTGCGATTGGTCTGCAGTTCACGCGCCTCGGCGTCATGCGGCAGGATGTCCTCGCCGAAGGCGTAGGGCTTCTTGTTCAACTCACCGGCGTACCAGGCCAGCGGCTGGCCGCTGTTCTCGATGTAGTCGATGACGTGGATCTCGAACCCGACGATCTGGAACATCCAGATCACGGTGTTGTCGCTCAGCCCCAAGTCCCATGCGGTGTGCACCAGCGCGTTCGGGTCGTAGGGAACGCTGCACACGCGGCCCTCGGCATCGGCGTCGCGCATCATCTTTCCGTAGTAGCTGCCGACGATCGCCGCGTCCCAGTCGCAGAGATACTCCTGAGCGAACAGCGCGTCGCCGTCTTCCGGGCCGTACTCGCGCTGGTACTCGAGGCGCTCTTTCAGCATCTCGGTTTCGTTCATAGCGCCGGTGTCGGTCGTGCTCAGGCGCTGGCAGAACCAATCCGGGTCGTCCTTCGCGCCCTCGTACATGCGGTGCACGTGGTTCTTGCCGCGCGGCGTCGTGATGAAGACCGCCCAGCCGCCGTTCTCGCGCAGGATCGGCCGCAGGTAGGCCCAAGCGCTCGGGTCGGCCAGCGCCCATTCGGATGCCGTCACGCCGATGGGCGGACTGCCGACCAGCGAATTGAAGGAGTCCGATCCGACCAGCTGCCACGTCGATCCGTTCTTGAACCGGATGAACATGTCCTGCGTGCGCTTGGTCTCGCACATCGCATCGGGGAATGCCTCGTCGATGCGGCGCTTGCCGGTGTGCGGGTTGACGGCCTCCCACACCGATTTACGGGCCTGTGCGTACTCAGGCAACATATGCCAATAATTGCCGACGCGCTGCACAACCTGAGTCGCGGCCCAGTGCAGGCAGACATCATCCTTGCCGGCGCGGCGGTGCCAGACCAGCAGCGCGCGCTTGATGCCGCTCTCAAGTGCGCGCCACGCTGGCAGCTGATAGTCGCGCGGGTTCCAGCCGTTCGGCAGGACGAGTTCAGACATCGCCGTACCGCTTGACGATCACCGTGAGCGCCGCGCCGTCCGAACCAGTCACCTCCTGATGCACCTTGTCGCCGTAGACCTTGGGCCGAAGCTTCCCGGCCAGCCACTTGCGCGCCTCGATCTGCAACTTGGCGCGCTCAACCATGTCGCCCTCGACGGTTTCCGTGTCGCCGTTTGGCTTGGTCGTCGTCTTGATGCCGAGTCGAAGCCGGTCGGCCAAGTCAAGAATCTCGTCGGCCAGCGTGTCAGCCTGCGACTCACGCGCGTGCGCGTATTGGCTGCGAAAGCTTTCATGAGCTGCGAGCCACCTGAACACAGCCGACCGGTTCGGCATGTCGTCGTCTTCACAGATCGTGCGAAGGCTCTCGCCATCGGACAGGCGCTCGCAGATCAGGTCGGCGAGCTTCAAGGTGAACTTGCTGGGTCGTCCCATGTCAGGGCTGTGCCTTCTGGCGCTGCTTGCGCTCGAACTCGCGGAGCCGGCGCTCGGCCTGCACGTCGTCGGAGGCGCGGCCCTCGCGGACTTGGGCGGCTGTTTTGACGATCCAGGCGAAGGGGTTCTCGCCGCTGGCCGGGTCGTAGACCGGGAGCGGGCGGTGCTTGGGGACGCTCATGGGTCTGGCTCCGGGTGTTGGACGACCATCGGGCTACCCTCGCGGGCTGGTCGAAGCCGTATCTGTCCCCCCGATGACACGTCTACAGCGACGCGGTTGCCTCAGCGCACTCCGGCC